CATCTTTGATGCTTTTGAAATACTCGATAGAATCCAAGCGGAAGAAAATCTTGTCGAAGGTAAAGAACCGGAAAAGAAAGAAAAAGTATTTAAAGGCTTTGCAGAAGGAAGATCAAGATAATGTACGAGCAAAGTCTAGTTAAAACAGTTGAACCGATAAAAAGAACCACTATTACTCGGATGAACAGGGGTAAAAAGTGGACATATGGTTACAATAAGGAACACGATCTTATTGTATTGTCCCATAATGGAGTTATAGGTGAAATAATAGAAATACAAAATTTAATTATAGCGCTACCGAAACCACCTAAAAATATATATAAACACCCTAAGAACAAATGGGTCAAACAGGAGTATTCTAAGGAACTCCAGAGGATTAAAAATATATTTGATTGGAGGAGTTATCCGGAAGACAATAAAGAAAAATGGTACAATTATATAGACGAAGAGTTTTCACGAAGAGAAGAAGGTTTTTGGTTTGTGAACAATGGTAAACCAACCTGGATAACTGGTACGCACTATATGTATTTACAATGGAGTAAGATAGACGTTGGAGCTCCAGATTATAGAGAAGCAAATAGATTATTCTATATATTTTGGGAGGCCTGTAAAGCAGATAAAAGATGTTACGGAATGTGCTATTTGAAAAATAGACGTTCAGGATTTTCTTTTATGTCATCAGCAGAAGCAGTTAATTTAGCTACTTTAACAGGTGATGCTAGATACGGTATACTTTCTAAAACAGGTGCGGATGCTAAAAAGATGTTTACCGACAAAGTTGTACCAATTAGTGTTAATTATCCATTTTTCTTCAAACCAATCCAAGACGGTATGGATCGTCCAAAATCTGAATTAGCGTATAGAGTACCTGCTAGTAAATTTACGAGGAAAAAGATAACTACTAATGAAAAATTAGAAGATATACAAGGATTAGATACAACGATTGATTGGAAGAATACGGGTGATAATAGTTATGATGGAGAAAAACTAAATCTACTCGTACATGACGAGGCTGGGAAATGGGAGAGACCCGATAATATATTAAATAACTGGAGAGTTACGAAAACATGCTTAAGATTAGGTAGTAGGATCGTTGGTAAATGCATGATGGGCTCTACTTCAAATGCATTAGATAAAGGTGGGGACAACTTCAAAAAATTATATAACGCATCAGATGTCACTTCAAGAAATAAAAATGGCCAGACAAAATCTGGTTTATACTCTTTGTTTATCCCAATGGAATGGAACTACGAAGGATTTATTGATGAGTACGGACTTCCAGTATTTGATAATCCAAACGGGGATGTGCTCGACCCAGATGGTGAATTAATAGACTATGGAATTATAGAGCATTGGAATAATGAAGTTGAAGGATTAAAATCTGATCATGACGGACTAAACGAGTTTTATAGACAATTTCCAAGAACTACAGAACACGCTTTTAGAGACGAGGCTTTAAATTCTATATTTAATCTTATTAAAATATATGAGCAAATAGATTACAACGAAGGAATAGGCGCGCAAGGAAATATAAGCACTGGAAACTTTCAATGGGTGAATGGAATAAAAGATACACAAGTAATATTTTATCCAGATCCAAAAGGAAGATTTAAAATAAGTTGGTTTCCACCTACTAGTATGCAGAATAATTGCATAATGAGGAACGGCGCAAGGTATCCAGGAAACGAACATATGGGCGCTTTTGGTTGTGATTCATACGATATATCTGGAACTGTAGACGGAAGAGGATCAAACGGAGCCTTACATGGATTAACCAAATTTAGCATGGAAGACTGTCCTCCAAACCACATGTTTTTAGAATATATAGCTAGACCTCCAACAGCAGACATGTTCTTTGAAGACGTATTAATGGCTTTAGTGTTTTATGGAATGCCATTACTTTGTGAAAATAATAAACCTCGTTTATTATATCATTTAAGAAGAAGAGGTTACAGAGGATATTCTATGAATAGACCAGATAAATTATGGAACAAACTATCTGTAGCAGAAAAAGAAATAGGTGGGATACCAAATTCAAGTGAAGATATTAAACAAGCGCACGCGGCCGCTATTGAAATGTACATTCAAAATCACGTTGGTCATTTAAATGATGGGAAGTATGGAAATATATATTTTAACAGAACATTAAATGACTGGAGTAGATTTGATATAAATAAAAGAACTAAATTTGATGCAACTATTAGTTCTGGACTAGCAATTATGGCTTGTAATAGACATTTATACAGACCTAATGCTAAAGTTGAAAAACCAAATTTAAACATAAATATTGCTAAGTATTCAAATAAAGGTAATATGTCAAAAATAATTAAAGAATAATATGAGGGAGTTTCCAAGTCAAGTAGTTAGTGATGTAGAAAAGTTAAGTTTCGAATACGGACTTAAGGTTGCTCAAGCAATAGAGAGCGAGTGGTTTAATAAAAGTAATAGTAATAATAGATATACATATAATCATTCTAACTTTCATCAATTAAGATTGTACGCTAGAGGTGAGCAATCTATACAAAAATATAAAGACGAATTATCTATCAACGGTGATTTGTCTTACCTTAATTTAGATTGGAAACCTGTTCCAATTATAGCTAAATTCGTAGATATCGTAGTAAATGGTATTGCAGAAAGAATGTTTCATATTAAAGCTTTTTCGCAAGATCCTTTTGGCGTTAGTAAAAGAACACAATATTTAGACGCTATAATGGAAGATATGAGAAGCCAAGATTTAAAAAAGTTTATAAAGGAAAAATTTGGTTTAGATTTATTTAAAAATAATCCAGATAAACTTCCAGACGGACAACAGGAATTAGACTTACACATGCAACTCAATTACAAGCAAGCGGTGGAAATTGCAGAAGAACAGGCTATAAATACTTTGCTAGAAGGTAATAAGTATAATTTAACATCAAAAAGATTTTATTACGACCTTACTGTTTTAGGTATAGGAGCCGTAAAAAGTTCTTTTAACACGTCTGAAGGTATCACCATAGATTACGTTGATCCAGCAAACCTTGTTTATTCGTATACTGAATCACCTTACTTCGAAGATATTTATTATGCTGGTGAAGTAAAGAGTATTCCAGTAAACGAATTAGTCAAAGAGTTTCCACATCTAACCGAGAGCGAATTAGATGAAATTGTTAACCATAGTGGTCAAAGTTCAGCGCGGTTTAGTGGAGCGCGTAAAAGCGATAAAGATAAAAACAAGGTTGACATCTTATATTTTAATTATAAAACCTATATGAACGAGGTTTATAAGATGAAACAAATTGCTAGTGGTGCTGAAAAAGCTATTGAAAAAGACGATTCTTTTAATCCAGAAGATAACGAAAACTTTAGTAAACAATCAAGATCAGTAGAGTGTTTATATGAAGGAACTTTGATTCTTGGAACAGAAAAATTAATAAAATGGGGGATGTCAAAAAATATGATGCGCCCTAAAAGTGATCATACTAAAGTGAAAATGAATTATGCTATTTGCGCGCCTAGAATGTATGAGGGTAGAATAGAATCCCTAGTTAGTAGAATAACTGGATTTGCAGATATGATTCAATTAACACATCTCAAACTTCAACAAGTACTATCCAGAATGACACCTGATGGAGTTTATTTAGATGCCGACGGATTAGCTGAAATAGATTTAGGTAACGGAACAAATTACAATCCACAAGAAGCGTTAAATATGTTTTTCCAAACAGGTAGTATTATAGGTAGATCTATGACTTCTGAAGGTGATATGAATCCAGGAAAAGTCCCTATTACAGAATTATCAGGTGGTGCTGGTGGTAATAAAATGCAAGCTCTTATAGGCACATATAATTACTACTTACAAATGATAAGGGACACTACCGGATTAAACGAAGCAAGAGACGCTGGTAATCCTGACGAAAGAGCACTAGTTGGTGTTCAAAAAATGGCAGCAGCGAATTCCAATACGGCTACAAGACATATATTAAATTCTGGATTATATTTGACTAGAGAAATTTGCGAAGCTTTATCACTTAGAATATCTGATATATTAGAATACTCTCCAACAAGAGATGCTTTTGTGCAGAAAATTGGTGGACATAACGTTGCTACTTTAGAAGAAATGTCTGAACTACATCTATATGATTTCGGTATATTCTTAGAAATGTCATTAGATGATGAGGAAAAAACCCTACTTGAAAATAATATCCAAATGGCATTAACTCAACAAGATATAGAATTAGAAGACGCTATTGATCTTAGAGAAATTAGAAATATAAAACTAGCAAATCAATTATTGAAAATAAGAAGAAAGCAAAAGATGAGTAGAGATCAACAAGTTCAACAAGAAAACCTAGAAGCACAGGCAACAGCTAATATAAGACAAAGACAAGCTGAAGCAGAAGCGGAAACACAAAAACAACAAGCTTTAATGCAAACAACTATGTCTATTGATCAGAATAAGTCTGAATTAGAATCTCAGAAGTTGCAACAAGAAGCCGCAATTAAAAAAGAATTAATGGAGCTCGAGTTTCAATTTAACATGGAATTAAAAGGAATGGAGGTAAGGGGACAAAGAGGTAAAGAAACAGAAAAAGAAGATCGTAAAGATAAAAGAACAAAAATACAAGCTTCACAACAAAGTGAACTTATAGACCAAAGAAACAATAATAAACCACCTAAAAACTTTGAATCATCAGGTAACGACGTGTTGGGTGGTGTTGGTGATATGTCTCAATTTGGTCCTAGATAGAAATTATTAATTATTATTATATTATATTATGGCAAAAAAGAAAAAAGAAAAAGTAGTTGAAAAGACTGCAAACGAACCTAAAGGTGACGTTACGAAAGTACAAGAAAAAATGAAAATGAAACCTGTAGTTGAAAAAGAAACTATAACTAAGGTTAATTTAGACGAACCATTAAAAACGGAAGAAGATACCGATACAAAGCAAGAAGCAACGGAAGTAGTTGCAGATCAACCAATTGAAACTACACAAGAGGTGGTTGAAGAAGTGCCACCAAAACAAGACGCCGTTCAAAATGAAGATACACCCGTTATTGAGGAAATAACAGATGAGAAGCAAGTTGAAGAAATAGCCGAAGTTGCAGAAGAAGCTATAATTGAATCTTTAGAAACTAACCAAGAACTCCCTGAAAATATTCAAAAGTTGATGAACTTCATGGAAGATACCGGTGGAGATTTAAATGATTATGTAACTCTTAATCAAGATTATTCAGAATTAGACAACCATACTCTATTAAAAGAATATTATAAAACTACTAAACCACACTTATCAGAGGAGGAAATAGATTTCGTTATGGAAGATGAGTTTGCGTATGACGAAGATGTGGATGAAGATAGACAAATAAAAAGAAAAAAATTAGCAATGAAGGAGCAAGTTGCTCAAGCAAAGCTACACTTGGAAAGTGTAAAATCCAAATATTACGAAGACATCAAGATGGGTTCAAAACTCACGAGTGAGCAACAGAACGCTATTGAAGGTTTTCACAAGTACAACAAGGAATCAGAGCAAGATAAAAAAATGTTCAAAGAACAATATGACATTTTTGAAAAAGAGACAGAAAAGGTTTTCAACGAAAAATTCAAAGGTTTTGAATATGAAGTTGGAGATAAAAGATTTAGATTTAATGTAAACGATGTTAGTGGTGTAAAGGAAAACCAGAGCGATATTAACAACTTTATCAAAAAGTTTTTGAATAAAGATTTGAGAATGGAAAACGCTAAGGATTATCATAAATCATTATACACAGCTTTTAACGCTGATAAGATTGCTAATCATTTTTACGAACAAGGTAAATCTGATGCAATTAAAGATAGTATTGCTAAATCTAAAAATGTTGATATGTCTCCTAGACAGACGTTTGGAGATAACGTTAATGCCAATGGTATTAAAGTTAGAGCTCTAGACACTGATACCGCTCCTGATTTCAAATTTAAAATTAAAAACAAATAATAATTTAAAAATAAAAAATTATGGCAATTACAAATCCCGGTGGTTTGTTAAACAGTACACCTGCTCATATACAGCAGGCACTACAATCAAACTATTTCGATTTTACTGCGACAGCTGGGCAAGGCTGGGCGCAACAATATTTACCAGATCTAATGGAGAAAGAAGCTGAAGTTTTCGGACCGAGAACTATAGCAGGTTTCTTATCACAAGTTGGAGCTGAAGAATCTATGTCTGCTGACCAAGTTGTTTGGTCCGAGCAAGGTAGATTACAC